TCCATTGAAGGCAGGAACTAAGATTCGGATTGGCAGCACTGCAAATGGTGAAGATAACCCATTCTGTGAAATGTATTGTACTGCAAAAGAAGGACAACGTATCGGGGCAGGAGGCATTGAATCTGTATACAGGCCTCACTTTTACCCCTGGTTCTTCCATCCAGAATACGTCATGTACGTTGACGACCCATTCTGTCTTACTGCTGACGCTGTAGACCCCCTGCCCAACTTGGATGCTGAGGAGCAACTTCTAATGAAGAAGTTTATCAGTGACTTCAACTGGGGTACAAAACTATCTATGGCGAAACTTCGTTGGAGAAGGTACAAGCAGGCCGAAATGAAGTCTCTGCAACGTACAGGTGCAACGATATTTATGTTCAATCAGGAGTATCCTGAAGATGACGAGTCATGCTTTATCACTGCGGGAAACCAAGCATACTCGACAGACATTATTAGCCAGAAACTCCGAACATGCTATCCTGCCCCGATAACTCGTCCTTTCATTAACAAGAAGACTGGAGTAAGTGTTGACGCTCAGATATGGAGAGACGTTGAGAAAGGTCTTCCTTACGTCATGAGCATAGACCCTGGGAAGGGAAAGGCGTCAGAATCTGTAGGCCATATCTGGCACTTTGAAGATGGCTTCACTGATAAGGATAACAATGACATACCGCCAGTACTTCGTCACGATGCTACTTTATCAGGCTGGTATGACGAGTGGGAAATGGCGGAGTACTGTAAAGAGTTTGGTAAGTACTATAATGATGCGGTGGCGTGTCCAGAAGATAACTTAGACATAGTAAGCCATCTGCGAGGGTATCCAAGTCTCTACTACCGTGAAGATGTTCGTAGTGGTAAGTCAGTCAGGTCTGTCGGTTGGCAGACTAACACATCTACTAAGCCTTATATGCTGACAGAACTTAACCGCCACATGGAAGACATAGAATGTAATGATGATAGATTCTGGTCTCAGTGCAAGAACATCCGTAGAGACCCTACGAAGAAGTATGGAATATCGGTAGTTGGAGCAGATGACCACCATGACGCAGGAGTGATTGCAGTATGCTGTAGATTTGCACAGTCTGTCGCAATAGGTTATGCAGGCAACACTGGGGATGACGGAGGATGGGACGATGACTGGGGCAAATAGTCTTGGAGGAATAGATGATTAAAGCTGAGAGTAGAGAAATAATAGCTCATTGTAATGAGTTAAAGACTTTCTGGGAACCTCGAAATGCCAAGATGAGAGTGTGGTATAAACTCATTGAAATGATTGATGAGTTGAAGACTGCAAAGATGGAAAGTTTTGTAGGCAATGACCCCAGGTCAATGTTCAACTTAGTCCTCCACATGCTCGATACAGACATTCCTCATAGACTAAAGTCTCAGGATGATGTTGACATGGAGTTTGCAGGAGCGAGTGCTGCGGTTGGTAGACTCATGGACACTGCCTGGGCAGACGTGGCGAAGAAATTCAGAAAGTCTGGCCCTAGACAGAGTCTTAACAGAAGTCTAATCGGGCTGCTACTGGCGACTGGCTGGTATTCTGTCTGGGCGGCCTTTGATGACTGGGGTAAAGAGGCATATCTTGACCTATGGAATCCTGCCCAAGTATTCCCTATGTGGGACGGAGACATGGGTCTGGGCGAAGTAGCCCATATCTTCCCTGTCAGCGCAAAGCGAGCTATGCAGATGATACTGGCAAGTGGTTTAACTGATGTGGGTGCATTGAGAGGAGACCAGATAGTCTATGACCTCTGGTGGATGGAGATTGCATCGGAATTTCCTTTCACATATAGAGTCTGGAACTCTACAGTTATAGCAGGTAAGTTAGTAAAGTTCGAACCCACACGCTTTACCAAAATGCCTATATACATTGCGCCTGTGGGGGGACTTCCTGATACAGGCCCATTGAGTGAGAATTCTGAACTCAGCACATCCTTCAATGCAGGCTCAACTACTGGGGAGAGGTGGAAGGAAGAAATCGGCCAGAGCATACTGGCGACTAATGAGTTTGTGTATAAGAGTTGGAACAAGTGGGAGACATTCAGTCTACAACTTCTCCGGGATACTGCTCAGCCCAGAATATTTGAGCGTAGCAGGTCGGGGAAGAAAATCGTCATGCCGGAGGATGTGTGGAGAAGAGGAGCCATATTCAGAGGTTCTCCAGAGGATTCTGTGGACTTCATGGGTACTCCTCCTATGCCAATGGAATTGAGAAGTACTCAGCTTGACTTGGAAGCGATGTTGCAGAGAGGTGGGGTTAGTTGGGCGATGTATGGCAGTGTCACAGGCCAAATGTCTGCCTACGTCATGGCTCAGATTTCTGCTTCTGCTAACCAAGTAATCCGGCCATTTCATCAGGCATTACAGAACCTCATATCTGACATAGACAACGACTGGCTTGAAGATGTTAAACAGCGAGGGATAAGGCCTTACGGCTGGAAACTACCTGTAGGTCTGCCTTCCAATGCTGAAGTCTCCGCTGACTTTGAAATTGAGATACCGGGAGACTTAATACAGCGAGCTACTGTGGCCAGGATGCTTGACCCGGACTTCGCTCTGTCATACACGTTAACTGTTAGTAAACTATTCCCGGAGATTCGAGACCCGATGAGAGAACGTGCAAGGCGGTTAGAAGACCAGGTTGAACTCAGCCCGGAGAACGCAGTCATAGTGCAGGTGAGATATTACAGAAAGCAAGCTGCTTACCTGGCTGATAAAGATGCTGCGGCTGCGAAGTTATACGAGGCGGCGGCTAATGCAGCAGAAGCTAAACTTATCCCTCAGCAACCTTCACCTACTGCTCCTCCTCCTCAACGCCCTGCTATAGGTAATAGAACTGAAGGTATTCCTCCGGCACCTAATGTCTCAGGATAAGGAGTTAACATGACTCAACCGATAGAAGATAAAGAAGAACTGATAAGAGATAAGCCGAGAGAAGTGCCTCCTCCGCCTAAACCTTCTGAGTACTTCCCAGGTTTTGGTGCAGAGAAACAACAGTACAGCGAAGGTTTGTATGGGATAGAGAAGCAAGTTATCAAGGCTGCTACGAGAGTAGATAAGATAAACCTGGCAGGTACTCCTCATCCTCTCAGCTACCAGGGTACAAGTCCTGTAATGCGTCTGCTTTTTGGTACTCCTGAAGGATGGTTTCAGTCTGCGGCAGGCGGAATTATTTCTCCAGAAACTATTGCACAGCAAAGAGCAGAGGCGCAGGCTGAACTTGACCTTAGCACTCGTGAACTTGAAAGTCTTGAGTGGCGGTTAGAGATTCTGAACACACTGCCTGGTTACTTGGCTAGCCAGAACTACACCATATCTAATGTAGACGATGTGCTTAAGTTGACTTCTAACAGTACTCTAAGCGCAGTGGATAGAGACTGGCTGGAAGGTACACTGGATAAGTTAGATTATCTCAACAACACACTGCCTGCAGACTTCACAGGCTCCATTGAAGATGCCCAGAATAAAATTGTAACTGAGATATTGTCTGAGCCGAAGCTGGAGACTCGGGCAGTCCATAACTTAGCGATTGACGAACTTGAGCGGTCTATGCAGCCTTTTGCAATAGACATGCCTGAGGGGTTGACTGCCGAGAACATGAGGAAAACCTTGTCGTACATGCAACTTGACGAGGAAACTCAGGTAGAGTTAGATGTGTATCTGAGAGAGCGAGCCAGTGCCTGGGCAAAGGAAACTGACCGTCTGAATCTAATCCGGGCTGGTTTACTTCAGCCTGAGTCCCCTGAGTTAACTCCTGGCGAGTTTGCCAACTTGATGTTCGTCCAGCCTGTCATGGGTTCGATTCAACTGTTAGATAAGTACTTCGACATGCTTCCAAGACCATTAGCCTCTGCTGCAATCATTGGAGTGCATAAGTTATTTAAGACTGACGATGAAACTCTTGCCGGGAGAATGCACGATACTTACCAGTACTACAAAAGTAAGGGTGAGACAGACTGGGCATCCTACGCCTTGGCTATGAGTGAGACAGACATGAACTGGCTTATGCGTATGGGAATTGAGACTGCCTTTGACCTCACTTCCTACATTGGAATAGGTTTCGGAACTGCCGCTGCAAAAATGGCGGGAAGAAGTCTTACCAGAGTTGGACTGAAAACTGTAGGCAGCAGAATCGGTCCTTTCGTAGGTGCAATGGAAAGTGGCTTTGCAGAGACTTCTGACTTAGTGTTTAAGGCTGGAATGAAGGCAGCATTGGTTCCTGTCAAAGGTGCTTTCTGGCTTATCAGTGCTCCTGTTAAAGGAGGCTTCTGGCTTTCTGGAGCAGGATATCAGATACCCAGAACCATAACTCAGATGTCCAGGAACTTTGCTCGTCAGACTTCCATGAATTTCAAGGCTGTGGCAGACAGAGCATTTCCTAATGTAAGAAATATGACAGGACTGACTGCGAGAGAACTACGTGAAACTGCTGAGGCCTGTGTCAATGCTGCGATAGAAAGACCTGGCGAAGGCCATGACCTTATGGTGAAAACTGGAACTGAGTTAATGGAGTTCAAGTACATAGGTTCAGACGAGTGGGGAGCTATTCTGAAAGGTGTAGTAGATGAAGGCTTTGAATTTGATACTATCCGTCTCAGTCGCCTGAATGACGAAGTCCTCAATATGTTCTCCGGACAAAGTCCTCAGATAACATCAGGCAACATTATTACTAAGTTAGGGCTGATTCAGACTGATGCTTCCTTTAATAAAGTAATGGCGAAGTTAGCGGTGCTAAAAGACGACATCATTGCAGGAGCATTGAAACCGTTTAAGGGAGAGAATCCTACAACTCAACTCATCTCCATGTTTGACAATGCGGTAGAGAATCGTTATGCAAATCTTGCCAGTCCGCTAGCAACTCACATGACCCAGGCGGGAAGAGCCGTATCATGGGTTAGCCGAGTATCTGACAGGTTTCTCCACGCATCTCGTTTAGTTAACTTTGAGCGCAAGGTCGTAATGCCTTATGCTCGGTGGAATTTACTCTTTGCCAATTTCGGGCCTTTTAACTTCCTCGAGAACATGCAGCGGAGTTTTCTCGGCGGTGGGGAGATACTATATCCGAAAAGTTATGGCGGAGTAGCTGAAACTAACCGTCTATTCCGAGGCCTCACAAACGCACCGTATGAGTTACAGATGGCAGAGCGTGGCGCACAGAGAATGGAAATGGCTTTGGTAGACCCAAAGACTGGTAGCACTACTGCGTTCAATAATGGCAAAATACCTTTCATTACTAAAGGGGTAAAGTTTCGAGGCCGTGACATAGGCAAGAGTATTAGCATTAGAGGTAAAGAATACAAGCTGACAGACTTCCAATCCTACAATGACATGTGGGAAGAAATGACTACTATTCAGCGGTCATACGACTATCAAGTACATTATATGAAGGCACTGTATGAAACTGCCCCGGATGAAATGCAGCAGTTGGCAGACTTCGTACTTACTCGTCGTAACGAGCTTGAGCAGATAGGTAAGTACTCTCCCAAAGATATAACAGATGTTGAGAGAGTAATGATTCAGGACGCTACTGTAGGATATGAAGCCGTTGCAGCGCATCTGGAAGTAGATGTACTAGAGCTTGAGAAGAGACAGATTTCTCAGCAACTCGGCAAAACCTTTGACAAATGTACTGATGTACGTACAGGCACAAAAGTAGGTATCAGGAATGAGATACTGGACGGTAGCATCTTTGCAGACATTGACGGTAGAATGGCAGCGAGGGTGGCGGAAGAACAAGAGATGTCTTTGGTAAGCCTGACTAAACAGATTGATGCCATGCAGACTGAAGCAGATGACTTTGTCAAGGCCTACACAAACACAGCTACACTGCTGGATGAACTTAGCCAAGACATAGGTCTAGGAGATGTGACTGAAGGACTTGTGTTCTCTGACGCACCTATCCGTTTAGATGGCGAAGATGTAGGTAAGCTTACCTTTCATCCCGGCGCAACTCCTGACGAGATGGTGATTTCTGAGCTAGAGGTAACTGCTGTTGGCAAACTTAACCGCAGATTCATGCTAGACATGGATACAGTAATTCATAACTTAGCTAAAGAACGAGGATATAGCAAAGTAACTATTGTATCCAAAGACAAGCATAAGTTAATGTATACTGGTACTGGCTACAAACAAACTATCCCAGGTTATTTCAGTAAAGAACTCATGGAGCCTGCCTCTCATGCACCCAAGAATCTTGATGAACTATTAGGAGACCTGGAGAATATCACAGGTATCCAGAATGCTGTGGATGAAAGGATACATGACTATAGAAGTCTAGTGGAATTGAGGAGTCAGAAGCTCAAGCCTGGGAAAGAAGTAGATGACTTTCACACTGGCTCTAATAAACTGCTTGGAAAGTTCATGGAAGAGTCCAAGGTTCAGATGGACAAGATAGTAGACGAGTTAAAGCGTTTTACAGGGACTGTAGATGCTCCGTTGACTCCTCAGCAGAAGTCCTCAGTGGATAGCCTTGCTGACTTATATCGTCTGGAAAACTCCAACGTAATGGCTACGAGAAATGAACTGAGTAAGATTGAGTCAGTCATCCCTAATACCAGAAAGAAAATCCGTGCGATTAAAGATGTTGATGCTAGAATTGCAGCGAGTGACAGATTCTGGAAACAGCAGCGACTTGATAAGTCTGTAGTATGGAATACTCATACCATCAATGCAAGGAAACTTAAGAATCTCCGTCTGGATGCGAGTCGGTCATTCTTGACATCTGCAGGAAAGGCTCCGTATCTTCCTGAAACCCTCATGCCAGTTGCAGGTAAACTAACTCCAAGCCATATCAGTTACCTGTTCGGAGTCTCCGGCGATGATGTGTATAGAGGACTGACTCGGGTACATCACCATAGTACTATCAGACCAAAGGAAGACTTTGTACTATACATCAAAAATCAGGCAGACGCATATGCTAGGAAGTTTGAAACATCTGCCGCAGACATTGGATTTAGTAGTGATGCTATAGGAGAAGTCTATGACCAACTCTGGCGGAACCTCGGCATGGAACCAAGTACACTGACCCCTGACTCTCCCACTGTAATGCAGTTGGATGACATCAGGCAAGAATTGAATAGACTCCATGCTACAGTTAAGATGGATGAAACTGATGTAGTGAAGTGGAGGAAGTATGTTAGTGGAGTGGCGGAAGATGTGAAGGGAAGTTCAATGTATAAGACAGATGTTCCAGAAGCAAAACTCCCTGGTACATATAAAGAAGGTAAGGTTTACTATAGAGGTTTGGGGGAAGCAGTCCAGAAAGAAAAATGGGCAGAGCACCAGTTTTATACTACGAGCAAAGAAGAAGCAGTTGATATGTTCGGGCCTGAAGTAGTCGAGTCTACATTCAGCCCTTCTAAACCTCTGGTCGCAGAAAGTGAGGAGGAGGCTGTTAAGCTACTTGGCATAGAACCTGATATGGTATCCAAGTTTGGTGACGATTGGCAAGATGAGTTGTATGACTGGACTGGCGAAGAGCTTATAGTAAATGCTGCTAAGAAGGCCGGATACGATGCCATAGACTTAGATACTTGGTTTATAGTTCTTAAGGATGATATTATTAGACCTGCTAAGGCTGTTTCAAAGGTTGGCAAGCCTGGTGTTACGACTCCTGACCAGGCAGCTTGGTTAGACAAGAAAGAACAAGCCATGACTCGAGCCAGGGAAATGCACGAACTTGCATACCCTACTTACGATGATGCCAATGTCATAGATGAAACTATGAGAGCTATCTTTCCCTTCTGGACTTACGAGGCCTTCCGTTGGAAGTGGATGCCTAGAACATGGATGCGGACTCCCGGCACAATGACTGGTATGGCTAGATACATGGACAACACTGACGGTGGTTACATTCCTATCCCAGGGACTGACTTACAACTCAATCCTCTCAGAGGCTCTATCTGGGCTGGCGGTATGAGAAGATTCTTTATGAAAGACTTCCCTGAGTACTACGATGCCATGCCAGGTATGGAGCAGATTGACACTATAGGCAGAGCAGGTTTCTACCCCGGCATACATATCATGGCTCCTATTACTGTATGGGGAGCTACTGTAGGAGACAAACCTGAGTTTAATGAGGTACTGCCAGCCTTTATGAAAACTGGACTATCCGCTCTCCGGGCATTGTCTCCTGAGCATATGGGTAAGGTTATAGACCATTTCTTCCCTGACCGTTACCGAGACTTCCAGACAATGCTTACTCTAGGCAAACATGGCTACGATGCAGACGATATATGGAGTAAGGTGCAGCAGGGGATTAAGTTGGAGGAAGGCGAGGAAAAAATCTGGCTAAGGGCAGAAGCCGAAGCAAACGGACTGAAGGGGATTCTAATGGAACAGTCCGGGATATTCAGGATTCGTCCTGAAGAATATGAAGATATTAAGAGAGAAATGGGCCTGGCTATTGAGGAGGCTACAGGTGTACCAGTTTCTATCCAACAACAGATTGACCGGATGAGTGCAGTCACTGGCAAACGGTTCAGTGATTACTATAAGTTAGATGTACTGCAGCAGAAACTCCTATACCAAAATGAGGACTTCAGACGATGGCAGGGAATGGTTACTCCACTATTACCTTCTGGCTGGCAGAACATGGAAATAAAAATCAGAGATTATTATGAGACTCTGGAAAAGATGTCAACTGAAGCTCGGTACACTGGGTTGTACGAAGATGGGGAGTTAGTCAGGCCCTCCATTGTAGACTTGAATCGGCAGAGAGTGACAGGGGAGATAGGTCCTGACCAGTGGAAATCTGCTGTGGGAAGTATTAAGTCTCAGCAAGGCGAAGCAGCGAGAGTTCTCGGCGAGAGTCCTGCATACAAAGACGTGCCAAAGACTCTGGAAGAACGTGAGGCATGGTTGAGAGAGAAGGGCGTTGTCACTCCAACTTACGGTGCTGACCAGGAACTCCTTTGGTATTACTATGAGCTTGAGCCTGAACTCAAATACAACTGGGATTCTGACCGAATGGAGTTAGACTTCGACACATACTACGCTCATGTAGATGCGTTGTTAGAGTCTCTTGATGAAACACATAGGCAGAGATTGTTAACCAGGATTCAGTCTGACTGGACTCCGATGGAACGTCTGTACTGGTCTGTGAGCCGAGAATACCTCAGACCTTACAGAAACGTCCGAACCATTGTAATGGGTCAGTATTCTGACGAAGAACGTCAGCAAATAAGGAGGTATGAAGTAGCCCGAGGGACAGAGCGTGAAGCATTGAAAGAAGTCATAGGACCTGATGGCGAGAAGCTAATCGCAGGCTTCAATACTAATGTGAGAGAAGCTCGCCAACGCCTTCGCTACGCTGACCCGGAGTTAGACGCATGGTCTTATTTCTTCGGCAACACTGACTCTTTCATAACCACCACTGCTGAGGAAATGTATAATGATATGACTAAGCAGTACTTGAAAGAAAGCATGGTGGAGTAGTGTATAAAAAATAATCGCTATAACATTATATATGTATTATTATTTATACTTGACAGCCGTATTTAATTGTGGTAGACTATAGTAATGGAGGCAAAGCAAGATGGTTACAAACGGAGAACAGAATATACCCAATGCCCCGGTTAGCGAAGGGGAGACTACACCTGCTTCTCCGCCTATCAGTGACGCTCCGAAGTTTGAAGTAATTGATGGAGTGGTAACGGTAGACGGTAAGAAGTTTGTCAGAGAGTCTGACTTAATCGCTGCGAAGGGGAGTTTGCAGGGGCGACTAGATGAAGCTCAGACAGTACATAAGGACGCAGTTGATAAACTGAGTCTTCAGGTATCTGAGTCTAATCAGGAAGTAGCCAAGGCAAACGCTGCTCTTAAAGAAGCCACTGATGCCCGTAGTACGGGAGATGTTTCTGCCGAAGAGACATCGAGAATTAAGCAGGAAGCTGAAACTGCTAAGACCGACCTCACTACCGCCAACACTTCTTTACTGGATATGAAGAGGAAACTCATCATGGCATCCTACAATATCCCGGCGGATTCTGAAGCTGGTCAAAGCCTCCTTCAAAAAGACAGCACACAGCTTGATTCTTTTGAAGAAGCCCTGAAGGCTCTATCAACAAATCCCAGAGGACCTGGAAACTATGCTCTCGGTGGATTCACTTCTAGCGCAACACCGATGACAGAGATGGAGAGAGCCTCAAAGGTACTTGATGCTACTCCTGTTCGTGGAGTACGCAACCCGGCAGGTTAATAACTAAGGAGTAAAAATTATGGTTGACAGTGGTGGACATTGGAAGACTCTGGCTGAGGCGCAAAAGCTTACTCAGTCATTGAAAGTTCCCGGTGTCTTCGAGGAAGACATCAAACGTGTCAATCCGGTGGAGAGATTTCCTGTAGCCCAGGCTGCGGGTACTGGTCTCAAAGTCGAGTGGCTGAGAGAGAAAACAACTACCGAAGATGCGGTAGCTGACATTGACATCGGCGAGCAGTTGTCCTGGTCTGATGATGTCGAGTACGATGAGAAGGAAATGACCCTGAGGCGCAGTTATATCCAGCGCAAACTTGACCACTACGTTGAGGGTATCTACGGTACCTACAACAACTACGAGGCCAGGATGCTGCTGGAGTGTGAGAAGGGGTTGAAGAGGCGAGTCGGCGCCCGGATTATCTACGCCGATTATACCTACACCAGTAACAAACAGTTTGACGGTCTTCATGCTCTGGCGGCAGAACACGGTACGCCATACACTGCCGGAAGTGCCTATGACCCGAAGAACATCAACAACGGTAATGTGGGGTTGAGTCTTTCTCTTCTCCGTGTCCTGGTGGACTCCATGAAGCACGGAGTGGATGAACTTCTGATGCCTTACGAGATTGTCCGAAGAATGGATGCCACTTACCAGGAGCGTGGTATTCTGCAGGCTGCCGCCAACACTACCAGCATGGCCTTTATCTCAATGGGGTACAATGAACTGGGCAAGAGAGTCCTCTTCTGGGATGGTATTCCTCTCACCCGGACTGACTTCCTGGTTGGCGAAGAGAGTGCCACTGGCACAGGCTCGTCTGCCAATGCAAGGGCTCTGTATTCAACTGACAAGACCTATTCCATATTTGGACTCAAGTATGGTGACGGAGACGTGATGAGTTCAAACCCCGGTATCTACTTCTGCTATGGCGGAACGAAGGGCCAGGGGGACTTCTATAAACTGGTGCGTTTCCCGGAACTGGAGGACTACGATGCAGGCGGTATCCGTCTGGTCAACTACGGCGCCCTGATACTCCCGTCATCCCAGTGCCTTGGTAGGCAGTATGACGTGGATGACGTGGCAGTAATCATATAGGTGGATGAAATCTTAACATCCTCCTAGCTTAGAGTGTTTAGCCGAAAGCTAAAAGGGAGAAATAAAAATGACCACTGGAAACCAGTTATACACGAGGAAAGTAATGAACCGTTCAGGCTACATACTGGAGTTTCCAAATGTAGCTAGCATGGCTGCTCTGTTGGATGGTTCTCCTACCCTTAACCCCTACGCCCAGTCAGCCACCCAGGAATTTCCTCTTGGCACCAAACTTATTCAGGGTGAGAGAACCTGGCGTTACACCTTGAACGGTGCGGGTACTCCGGGGCCTGGTACTGTCCTGCAGACTGCAATAGTCAACCATGCTGAAGATGACCTGGACTTGGTAGTTGATGCTACCACTGCAATCGGTGCCTTCACCATTTCGTTAACCTCAACTACCAACGGGGCAGTCGCAGCCAACTTCTACAAAGAAGGCTATGCCTTTATAAACACTGGCTTAGGCTTTGGCTCTGTCTACAAAATCCGCTCTCATGCTGCGCTGGTAGGTACTGCCGCGGGCAGCATCTTCACCCTGTATGACCCACTGGTAGTGGCGTCAACTATAGGCAATTCTCTCTGGGGTCTGCGGAAGAATGTCTATGATTCCGTAATCGCCTCTGCTGCTGCCATGTCCGGAGTACCAGTCGGAGTGAACATGCTTACTCTGACAGCATCCTATTACTTCTGGATGCAGACCAGTGGCCCTGCCTGTATCCTCACCCATGCTGCCATAGATGCCGGACACAAGGCAATGGCAGGTACTACCGCTGCCCAGATTGACCCGTCAGTAGACAACATGGCTGCGCTCTCAGAAATCGGTTGGCCTATCTCCATCTGTGATGCAGCCGGACAGGGTTCTCTGGTATTCCTGACTCTCGACCACTAAGCGAAGACAGCGGAGGAGGGGGGAGATAATTCTCCCTCCTCTACTTCTAAGGAGTAGCATGAAAAAACAATTTTCAAGTAGAAACTTCAATGCTGATGAGTACTGGGATACTGCAGCGGTTAAGACTGGGTTCAGCACTGGGGTAAAAACTGATACTATAACCATTCCTTCGAATTCCTTTGTAAAGGATGTACTCGTGGAAGTAGTTAAGGTACCGATTGTCGCGGGAACTGCAGTAGTGGTAGTCGGGGATGCTCTGGATGCAGACGGTTTTGTTCTGGAGCAGAGCATTGTTGCTGCCAAGGCAAGAGATGTATATGGCAACGATACTGATGAGATTGGTGACTATCTATTAAGATACGAAACCATATCCAATGAAGAGAAAACCCTACCCAACTGGCAAAGAGTGGGTAAGTGGTACAAGGATGGTGGAGAAGTAATTGTGCAAGTTACAGTTGCTGATGCTGCACCGACAGTGGAAGGCCAGGTTCGGGTGTGGGTAAAAGTTCTGCGCCTGGATATAATGGAAGACTAACAGGAGGTTGTAATGACTAAGAGCAAAGGTGGCGGTAGCGCACAAGGTCCGAGGGATGGAAGTGGAAATGGCCCTCAAGATGGGCGTGGTGGAAGATGCCCAGGCAGAAAGAAATAAAACTTGTAATAAACTAGGGAGGAAGTAACTATGATTGCAGGTGGCTGGAAACCCGTCCTGATGGATATTGACCGGGCAACAGAATTTGCCGGGGATGACGTTGACCAGTACTCCAAACTGGTTGACCTAGGTGCAGACTTCGAGTTTATTGTGGTAGTAATCCCTACTATCACTAGCTCGGTTATAGGAGTAGTTATTCAGCGAGGTGCTGAGGAGGACGAGGTTCCCGTCCGAGTGTATGTACTAGATGCTGACGCAACTGGCTCATTCCTACATGCACATACTGCGGCTGTTACTGCCCAGGTAATTGTCTTTCGGGTAGGCGCAGCGGAGTTCATACGTATCAAAGCAGACACGAACCAGGCGGCAGACAGAACATTCTATGTACGTGGGTACAATAGAGGTTAGTATGGGTTGGAGTGATTACACTGTCAGAGCAGAAATAAATCAGCGATTCAAGAGACTGAAAAAGAAGTATCGGTTCTCTTGGGTCAGTGCCCCTTATCCGCAGGTTAGACTGCAGTTTGAAGGGACGCTGAGAATTAGCGAAGCGAAGGACATAGTATCATTGTTTCCTGATGATGTCTATGTGCAGTTTGAATCAGGTGTGTCCTTTGAAGAAGCCGACCCTGGGAATACTTTTGAAGTAGGTGGCATTTAATGGCTATTACTATCTCATCCGCAGTTAAAGACGGAAACATATTGATTATTACCTATTCAGATGGTCGTGTGTTCAGACGTTCTATTGTGTATAGAGATACTGTGGTGTCGACTCCGCCTGACGGATTTGAGGAGGTCGGCAACGTCTACATCAACCATTCTGAGGGTACTCTGATTGTCAACTACAATGGCGAGAGTATTATTCTTGCTGCGGGTTCTACCTTAACAGGTGCTGAGATTGTTGTGCTGTTGGAGGCGTTAGGAGCAGGTTCCAGGTTGTCTCATGATAGGTTAGATGATGTGGATGCAGACAGTCACCATGTTAAGTATAATGATGCTGAAGCTCTGGCAGTAGCGGCTGCGGCTATAGTTGTCCATGCTACTGATGATGACTCTCACCATGCAAAATACACAGATGCAGAAGCAGTCACTGCAATGGGGGTCAAGGCAGATGACAACTCTTTGAACCATGACCAGGCTGATGAGTGGGGTGCTACTGAGCACTCTGCAACAGGTGATAATTCACCTCATCATGTAAAGTATACAGATGCTGAGGCCAAGACTCAGGCAGAGGCAGCCAAGCTAGATGACCATGCTGTGCCTGATGATAATACTGACTTGGATGCAACTGCCGCCTTACATGGGCTGATGTCTAAGGCAGACAAGAGCAAGTTGGATGGCGTGGCTTCTACAGTACTCGCCAGAGCTTTCTTGAATGTAGCAGAGTTAAACTTCCCCCATGCTAAGAATGCCACGATTACACTCAATGATACTGCCTTCGACCCTTCCAGCATATTTCAGACTGGTGTCTGGCAGGGCGGAGTTGGAGATGCTGGTTCAGGTAGCACTACTGTTATAGACGCTAACCCTACTACAGGCGCAGGCTTTGAAGCATCTATGCTTTACTCCCGTATCGTATGGGATGGAGGGAGTAGTTACGGATTCATTACCGCTATAAACAGTGCGACCAGTATCAGTATCTACAAGACTTCTGGGACAGACTTTGCAGTTAGTGACACCTACGTTATTACCAAGGCATACTTCTTGATTCCCACTGCGGGCTATTGGCTCTTGTCCGGGACTGCACACTGGATATGGAGTAGCGTAGTGCCTGATAAGGAATATCTGAGTCAATTCCTGGTAAATGGGGTATATACGGGAAGGATTATAGCTCAAAGTGCAGCAGCCAAGGGCCTTAATCCACTGTCTGTAGACATGGTACACCTTGACGTTGATGATAAAGTTGCGCTGGCAGTAGAGAGTTATGCGGGAGTGGATACCAGTGACGTTTATGGTAGTGCAGCCGGGGCGCATACTTGGATGAATATAGTTCTGATGAAGGCTGATTAGTATGAGAACTATCACTGATACCTTACTCACAGCGCAGTCATCTAATAGCCGTGTGCCTTTTATCAAGGCTGTCTTTACCAGCTATGATGATAGTAATGAGGTTGATATGAGTAAGGATTCAAGTGTGTATGGTAATAGGATAATGTTAGTTGACCACCACGAAGAACCTTATAATGACTATGCTATTATTATATTGAAGAACCATGACCTGCTTGTTCCTGACCTCAAGGGTTACTGGGTCGAGATAGGCTATGGCGATACTACTGCTACCGGGAAAGAATATTGTGGCGATGGAGTTAACGGTGGGAGTGAATCAACTCCACGACTCTGGGTCAAACATCAGCAGACTGTGAGTGCCGGAGGTAAACTCATAGCTATACTGGAGCTTGAAGGCATGTGGGCTAAGTTAAGAGAGACACTCCTGCGGATGGGTACTGCCCCATTCTACGAAGCCACTACAGCAGATGGTGACTTCTCCGCAGCAAAGACTCCATATGGTCTTATTGACTATTTACTAACCTCAGAAATTGACCCTGTGATGTCTTTGGATGCCTTAGTGGAAGATGATTCTATCATAAATACTTTAGAGCCTTCCTTTGAAGTTAATGTTAATAGACCTTTTCAGTATGCTGCGGAAGTAATCTATGACTTAGTCAAAATGACAAAGAGTTATCTGAAGCCAAAGTCTGGTCTAGCATGGGAAGTAAAATATCCGCAGGCCGGGGATACTGCAGTTATAGCATACTACTCCAAAACTACCCCTAAGTTCTACCAGTTTACAGAGCGGAATAGTGTGGTTATCCCGAATAGAGTCTATGTCTTTGCTAACGCCGGAAGTGATGAACTCTATAATGATATTGTTACTGGCCAGGCTGATAATACAGATAGCCAAGATAAGTATGGAATAGTTTCTATGGTTGTTTTGGCTCCCAATCTTACAACTAAAGCTGATGCAGATAATAGAGCAGAAGCAATACTGTATAGAACAATTGCTGAATCTGTTGCAGGTAAGCTGGTCATACCACATGACTGTCAGTTAGAAATGTATGACAGAGTTACAATTTACGACAGTAGAGGAGCATCTTAATGGCAGAGTTTGGGGCAAGATTAGATGCAAATACTACTTCTGGTGGTATCACAGTTCGTGATATGCTGTGGCAAGACCCGTATGTTATCTTAGCGGAACGGGGATATGTAACTATATTTGACATGTCTGAACCTACCAATATTGACTTGGCAAGTCGGACAGCCGTAGGCAGTGGCTATGTTCCAGGTGCTATACTTATTGACCCTACTAATTCTAAGCATGTGTACTTGATTAACAGTCATGCTAAGCTACTACGCTCTTTCGATATTACTGACCCTGCTGCACCAGTACTGAATGACTTCCTTGTGTTGTCAGCAGGCACTGGTAGCTTTTTGACTGACCTGGCCAAACATGGTGACTATGTGTATCTTCCAGGATGGCTCGTTGCAGGTCCAACTTGGCATCATATTGGAATTGTCAATGTAAGTGACCCTACTAACATAGTTGAAGAAGCGATTTTTACTGACAGTACTAATCTGGCAGGCACACCTACGGGAATCCTGGTTGACCCTACTGATACATACTTGTTTGTGTCATCTACCACTCGTTTCTCTGTCTTTACCTTTAGTGGCGCAACTTTAGTATTCAATAACAGTACTGGTATTGCTGGCAGTGTAAGCGATATTTCTCGAATGGCTCAGACAAATGACGGGTATGTGTATGTCAAGGACTACTTTAATGACCGTCTACACATCATTGATACCAGAGACCCGACTAATGTTTCTGAGGTTGCAGTCTTCACTGATAATGTCTATTTGAATGGTGTGCGTAGAATTCAGATAATTGGTAACATACTATACGCAATGAACTTCACTGGACTCATCCCCTATGTCACAGCTTATAGCATTTCTGACCGCACTGCACCGGTTCGGACTAAGTCTCTTGATTTAACCGCAGACGCTCCCTGGGGAGTAGCAGGTGGTCGCATTGGCGGTTTTGTTGTTAGTGAAGAAGGGCAACTCTACGTAGGTCGCCATACTACCTCTACTGCAAGGGGAATTGCTTCTTATAATGCTGTTGCGCCACCTGATGCACTGAGAAGAATATCTGGTCTCCATCATGTCTATCGGCCGGGAAGTTTTAGATTGGAAGCTACCTTAGGAGACGTCAGCACTACCACTGATATTGCAAGTGCACCAGAACGAGTTAAGGTTCGGGTACCTGAGCCAACTGAAGAAAGATGGCGAGAAGGGGGTTACTCAGCTGAAGGAGCAATAGGGCATATTGAGGTAGAAGTACCACAGGCCACTGCTCCTGAGGTTATAGCTCTGATGCAAGAGATGGCAAAAGATGTAATGCCTTTATCTGCTGACAGACTAAAACCTGAGAACTTATGGCAACGGATTACACCTTGGAAAGAAGAAGAGGGTGCAACATTAGGTAGTGAGATTAGTCGTATCTGGCAAAGCTCTACACCTTGGCAGGAAGATAAAGGAGAAACCTTTGGTAGTGAGTTTGGTAGAATCATGGGAGGAGGACTACGAGAGGTAGAGAAACTTGGTAAGACCATCGTAGACTTCTGGGGAGGTCTGTTCAAATAAAGGACAAAACTGGTAGACCAGAACGGTCTTCACCTCCTATACACAACTATTATGACCTGGAGAAAGGCACACCAATAGTTTCTCCCGGCGGTAATACATTCATCTATTCCGGGGAGTTTAGAGTTACTGAAGTTACTACTGATACTACCCTAGGCAACCAGATGGTAGTGCTAGTAGATGCAGCATTCTCCATTGAACTGATATTGCCTATAGCTGCCGGGAGTGTCCACAAGGTATATGTTATAAAGAAGATTGATGACTCACCTGGAGTTGTGGTCATAAAGGGCAATGATGTAAGTGAGACCATTGATGGTGAAGAATCAGTTACGCTTCAATTCCAGTACCAGTATATATCTATTGTATGTGATGGTTCGGACTGGTTTATTATAGGAGGTGAGTATGTGAAGATGGAAGAATTACTGGAGCAGCAACTGGACCTGCTTGAAGAGATAAGGAATAATACTAAGGATACAGTGATTCATTTGAGTTTAGGCTCAGGTGAGGAACTGGAGGGAGAATCATAATGGAACTATTCGGATGGGGCAGAAAGAATACTGTAGACGTAAATGAAAAGGGGCAGATGAAAGTCTATGCTGAACACTTTGCGACTGACTACGAAGCCGCCCATGAAGGTGAAGCTTTCACTATGGACATAGATGCAGTCAGTGTAAACGGTGCTGAACATCTGGCTGTCATCAAGAATGGGCATAGCACCAAAGAGCTTGTTATTACTGATGTTAGTCTTTGGTGTGCTGAGTACAAAAGTACTACATTCTTGGAAGCCAGATTAGGAGAGGCCTTCTCTTACCTGGCCGAGGGTACTGCAGTAGTTCCTGCTAACATGCGCTCTGACAAACTTGGAGGTGCTCAGGGTAGCTTCTACGTCATAGCTGTGGCAGGCACAGACATGACTACCTTCGTCACTACCAATGCTGTCATAGCAGGCAGGCATATCTGGGGTACTGCATTTGCTAAGTGGCAGAAAGAAAGTGGTTGGCATGTCGCACCTGGAGGTGTATTCTCTCTCTTCAACAACGGTAATGATAACAAGTATTCTGGCTACATATCATTCTATTATAAAGAAGCATAGGAGTAGATTATGTGGGCAGTTCAGCTAGTAGGTTCACTGAATAAGGTATTTGAGCAGTTTAAGACTCCCTGGGGCTATGCTTTGTCTGTGTTAAACTACAGACAGAAGCATGGTCAGTGGCAGTCTGTTAGCTGGAGTTCCGGCACTGTAATCAAGACAGCTATGGTCACTCCGATTAGCGGTGGCTCTATTGAGATAACAGACTTGATAGTATCTACCGATAAGACTCAGGCCGGTACTGTGACATTAACTTTTGACGATGGTACTAATACTGAAACTCTAATAAATGGGTCACTTACAGATGCTCCACTACAGCTAGCTCTCAATATAGCTGGCAGAATGAAGGGGTGGAGGGATGCTGTACTTTACTACACAGTGGCCGGAGGTAACTCAACTGGAGCTATTACTATAGGTTATGTTAAAAATACTAAGGCTGAGTCCAAATCTTACAGTGTATGGAACTCAGAAAGATAAGGAGAAACTATATGGCTACTAAAAGAGTACCTAAAAAAGACGGTAGTGGCAGGGGTGTAAGGGCCAATCAGGGTAGAGGTGGATGTACTACTACAAGGAAGACGGGTGGAGGTAGAGTAAGGAGATAGCTATGGGAAAGACACGATTACAAATGAGAACCGACCTGGCGACAGACCTCAAGATAACTATTGAAACTGAGGTAACTGCTGCTGAACTCAATCGTTGTATTGAGAGAGCGGTATCTGACCTTAGCCGTTTTCTTCCCCAGGAGTTGACATATGAGGAGATACTTGACTTCACTGTAACTGGCGAAGAAGTCACCATGCCAAAGGATACTGATGTTGATGGAGTAGTGGCAGACGAGGACCTCACTGCCATAACTGCTGGCTCCAACACTAGTATTGCCGGACAGCCTGATGTTCCGAGACCTCTGACCATTACCATTACTGATGCCAATGATACTTTGACTGGCCTGACTATCACAGCATACGGTACTGATGAGGATGAACTGGCAGTTGAGGAAACATTCCACTGGCTTAGAGGAGACAGCAAAACCATTCCCGGTAAGGAATACTTTAAGAATGTCTACATGGTCTATGTTGACCAGCTTGCCGGGGCAGGTGCGGGAGACGTGCTGGATGTAGGTTGGGGAGTATACACTGGTGTCTGGGTGTACTTAGCTAACAAGCCTATCAAGTGGGGAAGTGAAGCCAGCGCAACTGACAGTGATGACAATACCATTGTTAGAGATACAGACTTCTGGATTGACTATGTCAATGGCAGGATTAAGGCTGTGGTAGATGGAGACATTGTGGCAGAAGACACAGTCACTATCAGTTATGTAAAGAATCAGACTCACATTGACTTGTCTGATGTAGCCGACATGATTCGAGTCCATAGGGTAGAGTATCCTGTAGGAAACATCCCCCAGTCCTTTGTGGATAACGAAGTCTTTGCCAAGATGGTTTCGATAGTAGAATCAGGGGATAGTTACGACCAGCAGGCCCTGATGGATAAGAAGCAGGTG